CCCGCACACTCTCGCAGAGGAGTCTCCCTGTCGGGCTGCGGTCTCTGTTAATGCAGGAATACGGCGACGATACGGCGCATCAGCAAAACTTAGTTCAGGCACTGAGTGCGGATATAGTCCTGTGCCCCTTCCAGCTGCTTCTGCATTGTCATCAACCGTTCTCTGAGGATGAAATAATCCCGTTCAGCGGTGTCTGCCAGTCGGGGGCCGGTTGCATTATCCACGCCGGAGGTGCCGGTGGCTTCACGCACGGTACCGGAGCAGGTGGCGTTGATCCGCAGGCGCTTACGACCAGCGGCAACATCAGCACGCAGAGTTTCATTTTCAGCTCTCGCATCGGCTAACTCCCTCGAGTATTTTGCATCGAGCGCAGCAACATCACGCTGGCGCACCTGCATGTCAGTAATGGTGGCATTCGCCTGTTCCAGCTCTCTGGCTTTTTTATCGCGCTGCGCTTTGTAGGTGAGCGCGTTGTCACGGTAATGGTTTGTTGCCAGCCACAGCGCACCATAGCCAACCGCCAGGACAATAATCACCACACACAGAACACGGTTCATCTCTCTTTCACCCCACCAGTCCCGATAACGTCAGGACTCGCCAGGCGGTGGAAAAGAAAATGGCAACCAGCATGACTAAAAATGAAATGCCGACAAGTACACAGAGGCTCTTCACCAGCGTTATGAGTTTATCTGATATCATTAGCCACCCCATCAATCCGCCTTTGTTATTTTCCCTTTGCCTGTATCAGCCAGGACAAAATCAATCAGCATATTCGCTTCATTTACCAGCGTACGGATTTTTGATACATGCGCGGCTTTAACCTGTTTCCACTCATTCAGCCCGGTAGCAAACACACTGGCAATGTTTTTATCCCGTTTCATGTCAGCACAAGCCTGGTTGAGTTCTTCCATCACGCTCATTTTACGGGGATTAACGACAAAACCCTTCGTCCAGTACTCGTAAAGAACATCGTCGCACTCTTCCTGATACCGGATGACCTTATCGCGGATTTCGGGTTTTACTTTGTTGGGATTAATGGTTTGTAGCCAGCCGGCAAGTTTTCGAAGTGGCATGGACACCATATTGCGTTGTTTCCCATCCTCAGCAACCATAACGATTTCCGTTATAGTTGACGCAAAACGCTGTCTTAACTTAGCCAACTGTGATTGCCAGGCCAGCCCCATCCCCGCAACGACAGGTTTCATGGGAACGTATGGTTCGCCATTATGGTTAACTACATAAAGAGAGTTGCCGTGAAACGGCACGGCCATCATATTCATCGGTTATTTCCTTTTAGTGATGAACCTTGTCTCACAGGAATCCAGCCCACAGAAAGGCACCGACAGCCAAACCGGTATCCTCAAGGGTCATCCTGAAAGGTTCTGTGTTGTGAGATGCGCGTGAGATGCGCAGAAATGACAAAGGCATCATTACGGTGCCTGAGTGTTAAACAACTGTTTTGACTTTATTCACTTACATTTTGCCAATTTGCAGGATTTCGTGTTATCCGTCCATGTAAGCAAACCTCATTTTTCAGCAAAATATTCTTCTTATCTGTCGATTCCCCAGCACGCCAGCGCGCTCTCCTGGTCACGACGGGATACCTGACCGTAACAGTTGTTTGAACGAATACGGCAGTCTCTGCCACCGTCCTTAATCCACCAGCGAATAGCTTCGCAGGCACCTTTTCGATCACCTGCATTAATTCGTCTGTAAAACGTCGACGGGAAACACTTACCGGGACCAATGTTGTACGGACAGAATGACGCGATCCCCGCTTTCTGGGGTTCGGTCAGCGGCACTTTAATGTTTTTCTCCACCCATGCCAGCGCCTTATCACGCTCAATGGCGTTAACCCGGTCGCATTTTTCCTTCGACAGCTTCATGCCAGGAATAACAGGCTTACCATCCACCCGGGTGGCTCCACGGCAGATGGTCCAGATACCCGCACCATCACGGTATGCTGTGGTGTGGTTACCTTCCTTTTCATCCAGAAACTGGTCGAGGATTTCAGGCGCAGAAGCACCTGCGGCAATCAGCGCCAGAACGGCAGCCGATAAACCATAGCGGAGTTTCCTGCTCATCAGCTTACTCTCCCCGTGCCGCCTTACGCCGGTCTTCTTTAATCTTGAAATACAGGTTCGTCAGATATGTCAGCAGCCCAAACAGCAGACTCCCCAGCACGCCTATTGCCGCCCACTGAGACGGGGAAACCCTGTCCAGCAACTGCAGGAACCAGTAGCCCGTTCCCACCGCTGACGTGGTGTATGACACACCTGTTGTGATTTTTTCCATCTGGTACATACCCCGTCTCCCGCAATCCGGAAGCTCACAACAATAAAAAAGACCACCGGCACACACCGATGGTCCCTGACGCATGCTTACATCATCATGTCGCTGTCCGGTGTGGGGTCACCGCTATCTGAAGCACTCCCCTCACCCGCGATGCCTTCCGGCTCCGGAGCTGCCGGTGCGCCCAGCAGTTCATCCAGAATGGCATCCACTTCTGCATCAAGACGCGCTTCCAGGTTATGGCGAAGTTTCTGTTTCAGTGCGCTCCGGACTTCTTCAGAGCGCAGGACTTCCTTCACTGCTTCAGCAGTGACCAGGGATGTAATTTCTGACATGGGATTTTCTCGTCGAAAGATGTGATTAAGAAAGTTGCCGCTAAATGAGCGGCTCTTCGGGTTTGCTTCCGGCTGACTGACTGGCGCTGATTTTCTCAGCGGCCCTTTTGTCAATCTGTCTGCGCCAGAAGTCACGCATGGCCCTGTACCCACCCGAAAGGAGATACAGCACACAGACCACCGTACAGAAGTACAGCATTAACTGGTTCAGAAATGTCATAATTTCTTTCCGTTATTGTTGACAATAAGAACTGTTTTCATTTAAAAAACCAGAGCACGAAAGTATCGTTCCTTTATTTTTTCTCCATAGGTATTACCACCGCCAGCGTCCATTCCTGTCGCTGGCGGTTTTTTTATCATGCCGCAGTGTCTGTGCTGTTCACTTCCACCGCAATGCTGTCTATCAGTACCGGGTAAGTCGCACCTCTGGTAATGTCTGTCACATGCAGTTTATCCGCCGCAAAGGCACTGACCGGTGACTGCGTCAGCGTGAACGGTGTACCATCCTGACCATCAATAACCGGCGTCACCTGAAGGCTGTTATTCCCGGCAAAGCGGAAAGCCAGCGCATGCCATTCGTTATCAAATGCGCCAAAGCTTCCCAGTTTCAGGTTGTTTGTCGCCACTTTCGCATTGTGGTACATCACATTCAGGTCTTTTGCATCTGTCTGGATGTAGAACGCTGCCAGCAGGTTATTCCCCCCGTCTCCGGTCAGGGCAACGCCCTGTGGCAGTGAAGATACCGGCCAGTAAAACGCCATAACATACTGGTTCGCAGCCAGCGCTCCCGAAACCTTAAAGCGGCAGCGAATCTGCCCCCCTTTCTGTAACAGAGCCGCACCGTTGCCCGCGGCGTACTCCAGCACCCAGCTGCTTTTACCGGCTTCCTTGGTCAGCTTCACTGCCTTACCTCCGGTTCCCTCCGCATCGCTGACCACTTCTGCCCTGCCGCCACTGGCTGACCATCCCTGTACTTTCAGGCTTCCCTCTGACTCGCTGGCAAGGTAAGAGAGCAGTGTTGTGATGCCTGTGGCTTCTGCACCGGAAGGCGATGACGGGCGCACCTCTGATACTGTCGATGATGCCCCCGCGTTTAGCGCCACTCTTCCCGCATGGCGCAAAATCGCCGTTGCCAGACGGTCGGAAATAATCCCACGGCGTGCCCAGGCGCTGAAATGGCTCGCCCTGTCCTGTGACGTCCAGGTGGCTGAGCTGTCACGCCATTTCGAACCGTAATATCCGATACCCGGAATGTCCGGGTCTTCTTCCGGTTTGTTCGTCGGCACATTCACCCCGTTCTCATCCGTCATGAACGGTACGAAATGGATATTTTTTTCCGTTTTGTTTTTGTAGCTGCCGTACACCGTCTGGTAGGTGGCTTCGTTCTTCTGCTTCCAGAAATACGTCGTGTCCCCGCATATCCAGGGAACACCGTCAGCAGAGCCACCGACGCACTGACCTGCCATATCCGCCAGGTCTGCACGGAATTTATCAACCAGCGCACCAAACTGTGCTGCGTGATTTGCCGGCGTACCGCCAAAATCAAATTCCCCCTGCATCCACACCACGGCAAACAGCACATTTTTCGGGTTCTTCTTCAGTGCTGCTTTTGTTCGACCGATAAGGTCCTTATACAGCGGCTTGTCCACACCCCAGCGGGTTGAATTCTCCGAAGCACCACTCGCGTCACTGTATGTGCCATCAGCTCCGGTGGTGAACGCTGAACCACCACGACAGCACGGAACCAGCAGAATGCCCGCATTCGCCGGTATAAACGGCAGCAATTTTTTGGCGATATGCAGCCCCTGCCCCACGGTTCCGTACTGCCCCTTTGACAGGTCCGCTTTCGGATGGTTAAGGCGGCTCATGTCCTGCACATCATGCAGACAATGGTCCGCCGGAATGATGTCGTTATATTTACAGGCGACACCGCCCGGTGTCACCGTACTGCGGCGCGCCAGCTGCTTAATACGCGGGTCCGGACGGTCATATGTCTCCGGCAGCGGAAGGCCTTCACCATATGCCATGCTGTTTGACTGCCCCGCCAGAACCACAATAAAGTAATACTCCGGGTCTCTGGTGGCGCTGATTACTGCACCTTCTCCACCTGTCAGCTTCACCACAACAGGTGTGCTCACATCACCTTCTGCGACAATCGCCTGAATAAGTGCTGCGCCATCATCCGTATACGAAGAAAACGGCCCACCGTATGGTTGCCATCCTTCACGAATTTTTTGCGCAAGTGCATCAGCAAGGTCTGACGGCGACGCCGCCCTGACAACATCATAATGTTTAAATGTCATTATTCCTCCCGGCCGGGATAGTGTATTAAATCAGATATGGAGTGGGCTGTAGTCCGGAAGCCTGAATGACACACGGGGACTACAGCCCAAGAAATGAAAAAAGGCCACGCAGTTGCGCAGCCTGATAAACCCTGGTTAAAATCCACACGATAACAACACAACAATATCAGTATCTCATGCTATTGCCCGAACCCATTCGGGCATTTTTTACCCATAAAAAAGCCCCTCCGGAGAGGGGCATGTTTGCATGCACATTCTTTTTCTTGCATGGTGCCGGGTGCCTCCCGGTGAATTCAGTATCAGCACCTGAATCCGCGATTATCACATATACCTGGTTGCTGATTGCCCCTCCGCACAGGGGGATTCACCATGCGAAATTTTTTTAACAAACGCTCAGCATGTCAGGCAACATTCAACTGCCTGAATTGTGAGGCATTTAACATTTCACTGTCCGGTGTCTTTCCTGTAATAAAAAGCCCGCAAAAGAGAGTCAGGGCAGATAAGTGTGGTGTGGCGCGTTGTACTGGATTCGGACCAGTGACCGATTGCTTAGAAGGCAATTGCTCTGTCCGGCTGAGCTAACAACGCTGAATACCGATAATGGACCGCCATCGGGGACCCGAACCCCGCGCAACCAGCTTCGAAGGCTGGCGCTCTGTCCTGATGAGCTAATGGCGGTATGTGATATGGTGGCCCTTGCTGGATTTGAACCAGCGACCTGGCGATTATGAGTCGCTCGCTCTCACCACTGAGCTAAAGGGCCGGGCGCAGGATAATAACGGTACGTAACTAATCCTGCAATATCATCCGTTCTGACTGACTAAATCCTGAACTTCCCTGACCGTCTGCTCAAAACGTTCAGTCTCCAGCTCAACGCCAATTGCACGACGCCCCAGCGACATTGCTGCTTTGACGCTACGGACATAAAAAAGCCAGCCACTGGGGGAGGCTGGCAAACTCGTAGAGCAAAATGCTGTTACGCAAACTTCGTTACAGGGTCATCCTGCAATACAAAAAATACACAATATTTAGAAAACTAATAGTGCCATGTGCAATTTTTAAGATTTTGTTATTAATTGTGGTCGCACCTTCCTTTCTGTGTACTTTCCGTATAGCTCACAGGATTCTGGGTACAAAAAAACCCGCGCATCGGCGGGTTAATAAGCAGCGTGGCAATGTAACCACTCTTATCATGATATGCAGATTTTTACGATCGTAAACTATTTTTTCGCTGATAAAATACAGAGGTTCTCCCTCCCGGCAATTCACGCTCAACATACCGATCCATCTCAAGCCTCACTCCCAGCATCATCAGCATGCCTTCAACAATCCCCTCCGCTTTGTGAAGGCGTTTACCTATACAGGTGTCAGAGCACCCATGTTTCCGTGCCAGCGCCATGAACGTCTCCCCCAACACGTAATAATCAACCAGCAAGTCATGCAGATCGCGATTGTTCCGGTAAAGGCGGGCTATACACCCGCATATCACCATCGCATCATCGTCACAGCACTGCGGGCGTGATTTTACTTTTTCGGGGATCAGTCCCTTAAAACCGGCGGCAATGGACGACCAGGTCACATCTTCATGATTATTAGCCGCCCACGCTCCCCAACGCTCAAGAACCATCTGAATATCACGCATCAACTTACTCCACAAAAATCAGACCAGAACGCCAATTACAAGCAAAAATCAACAAAACAGTATTAGTTGATTGTTATCTCTGACTTCATACTCCTGCTCCTGTCAGGGTTTTGGCGTAATTCTTCAGTATTCGGTAATCGGTCAAAACAGAACCGGGGAAACGATATAAGCGCAGACGCCCCCAGCGGTGGCGAAGAAGTTCTGCCATATTAAACTCAAACATCATTCATTCCCCATTTCGGTGATGGTCAGTTCCAGCCTCCCACCTTTGGTAACAGGCATCTTCACAACGCGGTAATCAACGACCTGAGCATCATCCAGCCAGAAACCTGCTTTAGTGAGTGCGTCAAAAGCGGCTTTTTGCAGATTATCCAGGTCACGGCGACGGCGATCCGGCATGTGGCACTCAATGCGGATTTTCACAGGCATAGCCAGGCCGATATCCAGCATTGCGTTTTTAATGATTCGGGCGACGTTATCGCGGTATGCCTGCCCCTCTGCACTGACGTGCGTGCGCCCGCGATTATGGCGGTAATAGCGATTATTGCTCGGAGGCCAGGGTAATGTGATACTGTAGGTATTCACGCCTTAATAACCCCCTCTTTCAGCCAGATAACCTGTGTTCTCGCCATACCTTCCAGCGCGCATTCTTTTGCATATGCAGCATCGACAAAATGTGTGCGGCGGTCGATTTCGTCGTGGCAGGCAGAACATGCAATGGTGGCAATCAGGTCTGGCGGTTTGATACCGGTACCGCACAATCCAGCCAGCCGGATATGTGCCAGTACAGACGTTTCAGAATTGCCATTACATACGCCAGGGATTCTTACCTGGCATTCCCGACCACGCGCTGCTTTTCTCAAATCAGCCATGATTCCTCCTTGCTGCCAGTCGCAACCATTTTTTATCAACCAGGCTAGCGGTATATCCGAGCAGTGTTGGTATTTCGGATGGCTTCAGCTCAGGCTTACGCTTACGACGATTTGATACTCTGTAGATGTGTCCGTTCATGACACGAATAAGCGGTGTAGCCATTACGCCTCCTGCTTGTCACGGAGCTGCTGGAACTCGCAGCTCTGCGGAATAGTCAGATGGCAACCAATATTCATCGCCCAGGCTTCAACCTTACACAGGAAGACATACATCTCTCCGGTATCAAGATCGGAGGTATGGCGTAACGACTGGATAGTGGTGATATCACCGGTTACGACATCAACCAGGTCTTTGGTTTCATAACCGAGATATGTGTGTTTGAGAGCATCTTTTACCCAAGCTGGAGTGGCGAACGTTTTACCCCTGCTGATGAGGTATTCACTGATTTCGCTGTACCACATGTGGCTGAGTGCATTCTGGGAAAGACTGCGTTTCTCACGCCACGGTTTAAGCACCATGCGAAAGCATTTGCCCTCCTCCAGATAAGGCTGGATCTGCCGACCGATAGCGGTGAAGTTGCCGCGATGTAATTTGATGCCGTCTTGTGAGAGGTTCACGCTTCACCTCCGCAGAGGTCAAACGCTAGATGCAAAGAATTGCAGGTGCATTTCTGCATCTGTGAAGGGAGAAGAGAGTTTGGATTGTATGTGCGCATAAACGTCCCCGTTTAGCGCAGAAGTCACCGGAGTTGTTCAGGCTCCGGTGACATAATTATGCCGTGTTGATTTCCCAAAATCAAAATCGATAGAATTGCTCCTTCTTAAAACACTTTTACTCTCTGGAAGCTTTTCTTATCTCTCTTGGTGTTATATTAAAACGATTATGAAATCTTTCAGTAAAACGCGAAGGACACTTATAACCATTTTCTCTGGCAATCTCGCTTATAGGTTTTACCGTCGTTTGTATAGCAGACAACGCATTATTTAACCTCACATCGTCCAGTATACTTTGGAAACTTACCCCCTCGCTTGCTAGACGGCGATGTAATGTAGAAACAGAAATGTAGAGATATCGAGCAACCTTGTTTGCTGTCCATTTTGTGCCGGGTTCGGATAGCAGCAGGTTATAACAACGACTTATCAATGATTGTTTACTATATGATAAAAGTAAATGATTAACATGATTCACTCCTAACGAAAGTAGAACGCCCATTGCTAAGTGCTCCTGAATTTTAGTTGAGAAGCCTCGGGAAACAGATGTTTTTAGTTGCTCCCAACAATATATTAACTCAGGATTCTGAGGTAAAAAGAAACTTGTTTTGTTACGTATTTGATCAGTTACCGTATAAAGCTTTTGGAAACTCTCAATTAAATCAATGGGTAAGTAAAGCATTTCTGCAAGATAAAGCCCTGCTTCAGGATAATTCTCAATATAAAATTCATAACCACAAGGAAATAATATTATTTGATTATTATCAACAGTTAAAGTATGCGTCTCCCAATTGATAACTTTCTTTCCCTGACGGATACGACACAAAGCTGGCATAAGAGGCTTAACCCTATGAATCTCATGATGTTTATGCATCCGTATTTCTTCGATCTTTAAGTTAGTCTTACCTCTTGCCAGCATACTCTCACCCTACTTTATCTCATAAACTGGTGTTATCTCAGCGGTTGCGATTTTATTAGCATTAAGCATATAACCAACTAACGCTCCGCTGGAGTTAGAATCTACAGGAATCTTTTCAGTTTTTAGAGCCCATACTTTAAACTGGTAATGATGTGGTTTATCTCCTTTAGGAGGACATGCGCCACCAAACCCAGCATAGCCAAAATCATTTCGGCCTTGAACAGCACCAGTCGGCAGTTTTGTTCCATCACGTCTCCCTGCATCAACGGGCAAATATGTTACTGTTGCTGGAATATTAACAACAGTCCAATGCCACCAACCACTGCCTGTAGGTGCATCTGGATCATATACAGTTACGGCAAAGCTTTTGGTACCTTCAGGAACACCAGACCAGGTTAATGAGGGCGATGTATTACCACCTTCACACCCAAATCCAGAAAAGACATGAGACGTTGTAAGTTGCTCTCCTGTTTTTATTTCATTACTAGCGACCTGAAATGCTGCAGCCTGCGCAGAAAATGTTATGAATGCCAATACAGTTGAAACGATAAGTGTTTTCATAAAAACCTCTTTGTTATGACCTATCGTTATTTTATTTGATATTCCTTTATCTCATTATGCATAAAGGCGCAATGTTCATGCAAAAGCAATCACAATTGTACCCCCAACCCAATTATTTGCCACAATATACACAAAGCACATTGATACTATCTAAAAACTCTGCTTTATTATTAGTAATACCTACGAAAGTCGGTGTTATTTTTTAACCTACCATTCAAAATACGTGACATACACCATTTTGCTCATAATAATTTGTCACGTATTTTCAGTATTTGAATCTGCGACCAAGAGTTCTCACCTAACAAATGATTAAGATTGTATAGCTCATTTACTACCCCAATACAGCCGTACAAAACTCGCTTGTGGGAGCAAACAAAGTAATTACCCATTAAGTTTCGTTAAAGATAATTAATTCTGTCTTGCACTTTATCATCATAGCATAACTTAAAATCCGAGATCATTATTTAGAAATAAATCTCACCATCAACCATATATTTGAGAGCACTTATCGCCTGCTGGGCAGATATTACTTTCATTAAAGGATAGTGTTTAAAAACAATGCCATTCATAAAATAGATATCACAGGTTTTATTATCCGTATTAATTATGATTTTTTCGAATGTTTTATAGGCAAGTGTACGGCATAACTCTCGTCCATTTTTACTGGTTAAGTCAATAGCATAAAAATCACTGAATGAATTTACACCTTTACTCTTCAAAGTTTTCAATGATACCGAAGCCCTTCGTAATTCCTTATCTAATAGTCTTATTTTCTCTGCTATAGCGGTAACTTCAGGCGCGACAGACAATGCAACGATTAAATTATTAATTTTCATCTGAAGCTCAATAATTTTTAACTCTAAAGTTTCATTAGCATCTTTCTTGTTTTCAACTGGTTGAATTTTGCTACAATTAAAAAGCAATTCATTAATGATATTATAATCAACCAAATCTCTTTTTATTGATGGCCTGTCACATCGATGTAATCTTCTCATCGGACAAACATAATAGCCATGCAAACTTCCAGATACCGCATGAACAATCATGGTATTACCACAAGCCTCACACTTCATAACTGTTCGAAGTAGATTTATTAGCATAGATTCTTGCTACTATTGCTAATACC